ACGCCGAATGAAGCGCGCCGCACCTTCGATCTGCCGCCCAAGGCCGGTGGCGAGAGTCCCTATCTGCAGCAGCAGTACTACAGCCTTGAGGCGCTCGATCGGCGCGACAGTCAGAGCCCGCCTCCGCCCACGCCGCCACCCGCGGTGCCCGAGGAGGACGAGGAGCAGAACGAGGAGGCTATGACTGAACGGGCGATCGCCCTCACCCGCAAGGCCTGGAGCCGTGCGGCGTGACCGAGCGCGAGATGGCGGCGATCGTGACGGGGATCGTGACCGAAGTGCGGGCGCAGATGATGCCACAGCTCGCGCAGCTCGAAACCCGCACCGCCGCGCTCGAACAGCGCACGCCGCGCGACGGCACTGACGGACGCGATGGGACGCATGGGCGTGATGGCGTCGATGGCCGCGAGGGGACTGATGGCCGTCCTGGTGTCGATGGCCGCGATGGCAGCCCCGGGCGCGATGGCGTTGATGGCCGCGATGCCGACCCGGCGCAGCTGCTGGCGCTGCAGGCGCGACTCGACGTCCTGCAGGCGCAGTTCACGACCCGGGCGGTGCCCACGCTCGAGGATCTGCGCCCCGTCATCGAAGGTGCGGTCGCGCATGCCCTCGCGGCCGTGCCGAAGGCGAAAGACGGGATCAGTCTCACGGGGGCGCTTCTCGATCGCGCCGGGCATCTCGTGCTCACGCGGAGCGAGGGCGCGCCGATCGATGTCGGGCTCGTCACCGGGGCCAGCGGGCCGACCGGCGCGCCGGGTCGCGATGGCCGAGATGCTGCCTTCAAGGGCGCGATCGTGCTGAAGTGCCTCGATGCGCGCACCTTCGAGTGGTGCTGGTCGGCGGATGGCAGCCCGATTGAGATTCGCGATGCGGCCGATCGCGTGATTCCCTCGCGGTTTCAGTTGCCGATTCCGATGCACAAGGGCATCTGGGCCAGCGGCCCGTACGACCCGCACGACGTCGTCACGCACGATGGCAGTCAGTGGCTGGCCCGAGCCGCCACGACGACCCGCCCGGGCAACGGCGCCAGCGACTGGATGCTGGTCGTCAAGCGCGGCGCGCAGGGACCCAAGGGGGAGCCCGGCCCACCCGGCGCCCCCGGTCGTGACGTGACGCAGATGGATTTCGAGGGCCGGAAGTGGTGAGCCCATGCTGGTGACGTACGAGACGGCCGCCGCCCATCTGAAGCATGGGGATCTCACCACCGATCCGGAGGTGCAGACGGCGACCCTGCTCTATCTCGCGCAGGCCGAAGCGTTCGTCCTGACCCACATCACGGAGGCCGATGCGACGTGGACCGACGCGACGGATCCGGCGACCGATCATGCCTTTGCGATCGTCCAGGCCGCGATTCTGGGCGTGCTCGGGAATCTGTGGCGATTCCGCGGCGACGATGAGGACAGCGCGAAGGGGAATGGGCCGCTCATCGCGCGGGCGGTCGAGATGCTCGCGGCGCTCCGAAAACCGTCGTTTGCGTGAGGCGCGATGGCCCAGCCGATTCACGTCACGCCCGTCGGGACCCGCCGCGCGAAGGTGCTCGTGGAGCACCGCGTGCAATCGAGCTCCGGGTTTCCGGTGGACACCTGGGAGCCGCTCGCGACGCTCTGGATGCAGAAGGTCGATCTCCTGGGGACGGAGGCCTACCGCGCCAATCAGACGGCGGCGCGCTATGACGTGCGCTTCATCGGGCCATATGCGCCCACGCTCGATCCCGAGACGGTGGACGTGGCGGCAACGCATCGGCTGCGCCATCGCGGCCAGCTGTACGACGTGACGTCGGCCGCCATCGTCGGCCATTACGAAGGCATCGAGTATTTCGCGATGACCTCGACGGAGACCGAGGGCGTGTAAATGGAAATCAGCGTCAGCCTAACCGGCCTGGATGCCTTGCTGCGGACGCTCCTGCACGACCTGCCCGAGGCCGTGCAAGTGCCGGTGCTGCGCAGAGCGCTCGTCGCCGCGGCCGAACCGATGCGCGCCGGCATGGTGGCGCGGGCGCCGCGCGGAGATACGGCGCCACACATTGCGGACAACATCATCACCAGGCCGCTGTCCCCGAGTGAGCTCGAGGCGGTGACCGACGACAGTGCCGGCGTCGAGATCGGACCAAAGGCCGAATTCTTCTACGGGTACTTCTGGGAATTCGGCACCGTGAAGCTGCCGGCGCGGCCCTTCATGCGGCCGGCGTTCGACGCGCACCAGGGCGCCTCGCTCGCGCGGCTCGGCGCGGATCTCGGCGCGGCGATTCTCGCCGCAGCGGAGAAACAGTCGCGATGATGCCGGAGGAAGCCGTCGTGCAGCGCCTACTGGCGATCCCCGCGGTGACGGCGATCGTGGGGACGCGCATCTGGCTGGTGATGATTCCGCAGTCGCCCGTCATGCCGTGCGTACGCGTGCAGCAGGTCAGCCAGATCGATGAAGGGCTGCACACGCGCGGGTCGGGTGGCGTGGGCTGGGCGCGCGTCCAGGTCGATGCGATTGCGAATCTCACGACCGGCGGCAACGGCTACACGACCGTGCGCCATCTCACGGAGGTCGTCCACGGGGACGGGCGCGGACCGATGGCGACCGGCCTGCTCGGCTGGAAAGGCCTGATCAGTCCGCTGACGATTACCGGCATCTTCTCGATCCTCGATGGCGTCGCCGAGATCACGCCCGACGCCGTGCAGCAGATTCGCATCCGGCGCGATTACGCCGTGTGGTTTTCTCAGGATCTCTAAGGAGCACAGCACATGGCCGATATCACCGATATCTATTACCCATCCGAGGGGATGATTGGCTACGGGACGCAGTTGCTGGTCGCCGTGGATGATGATCCCGACACGGAGGCGACGGTGGCCGTTGCGGAGATCACGACGATCACGCCCGGCTCGATCGACACCGAGGACGTCGTCCGGACGCATCTGCGATCGCCGGACGCGCATCACGAGCACATGCCGGGGATCCGCGACTCGGGCGCCTTCGAGCTCGTGGGCACGCTGCGACTCGATCACGAGAGCCAGAACAATACGCCGACGCCACCGGGCGGCCTGATCTATCTGCAGCGGACGCGCGCGATCCGCAACTTCGCGATCCAGCTCGCCGACGAGGACGCGACGGTGCTGCCGGTCCGCGGCTACGTCTCGCGCTTCCAGATTGGCGCGATGGGCACGACGGGCCTCCTGAATTTCACCGCCGCCATCATGCCGAGCGAATCGTACAGCGCCGAGCTGCCGGGCTGGATCGCGGCGACGGGCGCGACGGCGGGCACGCCGGGCAGCTTCACGCCGAGCGGCGCGAATACGCCGGCGAATCTGGCGGCCTTGAGTGGCGTGACGGCGAGCCCGGCCACGGCGTGGACGACCGGACAGCATGTGATCCTCGGCGACGCCTCGCACGCCTACTGGAACGCGACGACGTGGGTGGCGGGCAACGCGCCGTAGGGGGGCGGGCGTGGCCAATCGAGAACGCGGGGAAGTCGAGGTGCTCCTCGAGGGCGTTCCCTATACCTGGCGGCTCACGACCAACGCGGCGTGTGCGCTCGAGGCGCGCACCGGGCAGAAGCTCGGCGAGGTGCTCAGCGCGGCCGACGCGCTCAGCCTGCGGGCGCTGCGGGATCTCGTCTGGGTGCTGCTGCAGCCCTACCATGCGGCCGACGTCCCGACGGCGGAGGCGGCCGGCGATTTCATCGATCGAATGGGCGTGCTGGCCTGCGTGCTCAAGTTTCGGGAACTCCTCGAGGTGAATCAACCGCGGGCGGGAGGAGCGGCCGAGCAGACGGCCGCACACCCTCTGGCGCCTCCGGCTGGGACTGGCGACGCCTCGGGATTGAGGCTCGCCGGGTAGGGCTCAGCCGCGAGGCGTTCTGGTCGGCGACGCCGCGCGAGCTGTTTGACGAGTTCGAGGCGCTCGTGCTCCAGCGGCAGGACACGCGCGAGCGGGACGTGACGTTGGCGTGGACGATCGTGAACCTGGCCGCCGCCACGCTGAGCAAGCGACGCGTGCCCGAGCTGGCCCCGCTGCTCGAGGCGATGCGCTCGCGACGGCCGCAGACGGTGGCCGAACAGCGGGCAGTCCTCGAACTGCTGGCCCAGCGACTGGGCCGGCGACTGACCACACGGCACGACCGGAAAGGACAGGATGGACGTTCCCGTCAGCCCACCCAATGGGCACGCCGGCCCGCCGACGTCGCCGGCGCCCGTCACGCCCCCGCGGCGGGAACTGCCGCTCGTGGTCGGTGACTGCATCTATACGCTCGTCGAGTCGATGAACGCCTATTGCCGACTGGAGACGATGCTGGGTAAGCCCACGAGCACGCTTGTCCTCGAGGCCGCCAGCGGCAGTATGACGGCCACGCGGGCGCTGCTCTGGTCCCATCTGCAGGCGCGCCACAGCGCCGAGTTCACGTTGGTCGAGCAGGCGGGCGCCCTGGTCGATATCGTGGGGCTCGAGACCGTGTGGCAGCAACTGCAGGCGCTCGCCGGCGTTGAGGCCCCCGCCCCGGCCCGAGTGATCTCTCGTCAGGTTCGCCGCGCACGTCTCCGAAAGGCACCGCGTGGCGGCTAGCGGCACGGTCGGCATCCTGCGGGCGCTGCTCACGGCGGACGCCTCGGCCTATCAGGCCACCCTGAAGAAATCGGCCGACGCCACCAAGGCCTTCGGGCAGAGCGTCACGACGGTCGGGCAAACCGCGCAGAAGGTCACGCCGCAGCTCACGCGCCTCGAAAAGAGTTTCCAGGGCGACAAGCTCCTCTACACCGCGAACAATCTCACCAGGGCCATTACCAACGTGGGTGGGGCGGCGAAGCTCACCGCGCGGGAACAAGCACAGGTCAACCGACAGTTGACCGAGGCGATCGCGAAATACAAGGCGCTCGGGCAAGTCGCGCCGAAGGCGATGGTGGACCTCGAAAAGGCGACGCGGAGTGCCACGCAGGCGACCTCCGGGTTAATGACCCGGATGCAAACGATCGGCACCGTCGTCGGGGCGGTGTCAGGCGTGATCGCCGGGTTCGCCGTCGGGCTCACGACCCTCGGGGCACGGGGCGCCGACGTGGCTGATGTCACCGAGCAATTCGAGATTCTGACGGCTGCCATCGGCCTGACTTCTGAAGCCCTGCTCGAGCGGCTCCAGAAGGCGACGCTCGGGACGATGTCCCGCTTCGAGCTGATGAAGACCGTCAATCAGGGGCTGTCGCAGGGGCTCACGCTCACCGCCGAGCAGTTTGAAACGACGGCGGATCTCGCCGCCGTCCTCGCTGACCGGATCGGCGGCGATACGGCGCAGGCGTTCGAGACCCTGATCAACGTGATGGCGACCGGAAAGGACAAACAGCTCAAAACCATTGGCATGAACATCGACGCGGCCAAGGCGGTCGATGCGTACGCGGCGAGCCTCCGCAAAGCGACGAAGGATCTCACCGAGCAGGAAAAGCAGCAAGCCATCATCAATGGCGTGCTCACCGAGGGGCGGCGGATCATCGGGCAGTCCGGTAAGGCGGTGGCCGACGCGGGTGACGAAGTAGCGCGGACGACCGCGAAGTTCAAGAATCTCATCGACGCGACCAGTGAATGGGTCGCCAAGCATCCGGACCTCGT